ACAGGCATTGATGTAAGAGGATACGGTATTGTTACATCAGAAAATATTTTAATTGACGCTTGTCAATTTGATAGATTGTATTATGGTGTAAGATCTAACTATGATACAAAGCATATTACTGTACAGAATTCTGTACTATCATCATCATCGTACGGAATTGCATATAACACTGCAAGCAATACCGCAATGCTATCTGGCCCTACTTATTCTCGAATTGTTAACAATAAGTTTTATAACATAGAACACGAAGCTATCTATGCAGGGCCTAATGTCAACGGTACGTTTACAAATCACATTAGTATGAATAACGTATTTGTTGAAGTAGGTAATTTAAATGCTGCTGAAGGATTGCCAGGCGGCACAGCTATCGTTACTTTTGCAACAAAAGGTAACTCTAGCGTTAATGATTTCTTTAGTAGGCAACAATTCCAAAATGGAAGATTTGGCAACACAACTACTACATATCTTCCATTAGTCCAAGGACGAGTTGTAATAGATGACAGTTATGCGTCTACTGCAACTTTAGCGGCAAACGGATTAACAACGTTAGTGCGATTACCTATTACAACTAATGTACAGTATGTTATGCTGAAATATACTTGCTACGCACCCGGTATTGATAAAATGGGAACAGTTCACGTATACGTAAGACCAGACGCTCCGGTTGGCACACCTAATGTACTAATAACGGACGATTATAATGCTCTATCGTCCGACGGCGGCCTATTTTGGGGTGTTGCATATGATTCAACATATAAGTACTTTGAGATATTTGGATATAACACTCAATTAACTCAATCCGTTGCTATAGAATATCAGACTAAACTAATGCTGTAAGGAAAAAATGTTTAACCAACCTGTAGATAGTAGACTAACAGAGTGGGCAAATCATAGAAGAAAGTTAGACGAAGTTGAAGATCCTTTACAAGAAGTATGGGATTTTTGGCACCTGGCTCCCTTCACGCCCCATAATAAAAGCGTAGATCCATATTACCAACAAAGCTGGCCGAGTCCGTGGGAGATCATCGAAGAAAACAAATACGATGATTTTACAAGAGCACTTATGATTGGCTGGACTCTTAAATTGACAAAAAAATTTAAAGATTCTAAAATTGAAATACGAACATTAGTAGACAACGCCCGGACAAGGCAGTATAATCTAGTATATGTCGACAATCAATGGATCATTAACTACAGTGATAACGGCCCAGTTTCGGAGCCGGAAGTAAGTGATTCATTTCGACTTGAAAATTTGGTGGAAGTTGCCGCACCAAGGTAAATATCAACCTAGAACAACAAAAAAAGGGTTACTTAATGATCACAGTGGTCAAGCGTAATGGGCACCGCGTCCCGTTAGATATCGCAAAAATACAGAGACAGGTAGCCTACGGCTGCAGAGGCATTGACGGAGTCAGTCCCTCAATGATCGAAATCAAGGCACAAATTGAATTACATGACGGTATGTCAACTGAAACTATAGATGAGCTACTGCTTAAAGCTATGGTTAACTTAATTGACGAAACTGAAAACCCAGAAATCAATAATGTTAACTATCAATACGTAGCAGGCCGTCAACGAGTTAGTATGCTACGTAAAGATGTCTACGGAGAATATGATCCTCCTAAACTATACGACATTGTTAAAAAGAATGTAGAATTAGGTATGTATACTAGCGAATTGCTAGATTGGTATACTGAAGACGAATGGAATATTATTGATCTGTTTATCGATCACGACAAGGACGAAACATACACATTTGCAGCCATTGCACAACTATGTGAAAAGTACCTTGTACAGAATCGTGCTACTGGTAAAATTTACGAAACGCCGCAGGTTAGATACGCAATTGCGGCTGCAACGGCATTCCACAACGAACCCAACGATACTCGACTTAAATGGGTTAAGGAGTATTATGAATGTGCTAGTGCAGGACACTTTACACTGGCCACGCCTGTTCTCGCCGGACTAGGAACCACTACTAAACAGTTCAGTTCGTGTGTGCTTATCAGCAGTGACGACACTTTAGATTCTATCTTTGCAGCCGGCGAAATGATGGCCAAATATGCCTCAAAACGAGCCGGAATTGGCCTGGAAATAGGCAGAATTAGGCCTTTAGGTGCCCCTATTCGTAACGGTGAGATCAAGCATACTGGAATGATTCCTTTCTTGAAGAAGTGGTTTGCAGATTTGCGTAGCTGTTCGCAAGGCGGTATACGCAATGCGTCTTGTACAGTTACATATCCTATTTGGCATTACCAGTTTGAAGATTTAATTGTTTTAAAGAACAATCAAGGTACCGAAGAGACTCGTGTACGTCAAATGGATTATTCTATTGTTGTTAGCAAGATGTTTTGGAATCGTTATAAAAACAATGAAATGATAACATTGTTCGATCCAGCAGAAGTTCCAGACCTATATGAAGCCTACTATCGCAATAGTGCGGAATTTGAAAAATTATACTTACAATATGAGCAGGAAAAGAAAGTTAAAAAGAAAGTTGTATCAGCGGATTCGATATTCAAAGCAGGAATCCTTAAAGAACGTACTGATACTGGGCGCATATATCTTGTCAACATCGACAATGTTATCAACCAGGGCCCGTTTGATACGAAGCTTGATCCAATATATCAATCAAACCTATGCCAAGAGATACTTTTACCCACCCGCCCTTTCCAGAGAATTGAAGATCCAGAGGGACGAATTGCTCTTTGCACTCTTGGGTCAATCAACTGGGGCGCCTTCCGTAACCCACAAGAAATGAGAAAGGCATGTCGTGTGCTAGTTCGTAGTCTAAGCAATTTATTAAACTATCAAGACTTCTTAAGTATACAAAGCAAATTAGCCAACACAGACTTTGAACCTCTCGGTGTCGGCATTACTAACTTAGCCTACTGGCATGCTCGTAAAAGTTTCAAGTACGGTGAGGCAGATGCATTAGCAGAAGTCAAGCGGTGGATGGAGCATCAAGCATACTACCTTACCGAAGCTAGTGTCGAGCTTGCCCAAGAACGTGGGCCATGCGGACGTAGTCAGTACACTTACTACGGTAAGGGAGTATTTCCTTGGGAGCGTAGAGCACCCGGTGTTAATGAACTAACCGACTTTACACCTAGTTTAGATTGGGAACCGTTGCGCGAGCGTATGAAGAAGTACGGTATTCGCAATGCTACACTAATGGCAGTAGCGCCAGTAGAGTCCAGTTCAGTTGTGTTAAACTCCACCAACGGAATTGAAATGCCGATGGAAATGATCTCTGTTAAGGAATCAAAGGCTGGATCGTTTGTACAGGTAGTACCAGAGTACAAACGCTTAAAGAATCGATATCAGTTGATGTGGGATCAAAAGGACTGTGTCGAGTATTTGAAAACATCAGCAGTATTAGCAGTATATATTGATCAAAGTTTGTCCACAAACACATTCTATAATCCTGCACATTTTGCCGGCGGCAAGATTCCGGCAACTTTAATTGCTAAGAATTTAATGCTTGCATATAAATGGGGCATTAAGACTATGTATTACAGCTTAATTAATAAAATGGGTGCAAAAGCAGATGTCACTAACACAAATATACTATCTCCGATTGCAATCAATGCCGCAGACAATGTAGTGTTATATGATGACGATTGCGAGGCTTGCAAACTGTGATCTCGATGACAGAACGTGCCGCCCAAAAGGTGGCGCAGGCCATTGAAAAACGAAGTAAGGGATTGGGCATAAGAATCGGTGTTAGAACTACTGGTTGCTCAGGACTTGCCTATGTGTTAGAATATGTTGATAGTGCGCCTGTTACACAGGATCAATTTGTTTATGAAAGCTGCGGAGTTAAAATTTGGGTAGATGGCAAGTCGTCACCATATATTAACGGCATTGAAGTAGACTATGTAAGAAACGGATTGAATGAAGGATTTGAATTTAACAATCCCAACGAAAGAGATCGTTGTGGATGTGGTGAAAGTTTTAGAGTATAAAAAATGTCAAAAGAACAATACAATTTTAGCAAACAAACAAATTATCTTAAGAGAACAATGTTTCTAGACCCAGCAGGTCCAGTTACAGTCCAACGCTTTGAAGAAGTCAAGTATCCTAAACTACAAAAGTACGAAGAACTTGCCCGAGGCTTCTTTTGGGTACCTGAAGAGATTAGTCTTACTAAAGACAAAATGGACCATAAGGAAGCCAGCGAGGCAGTTAAACATATCTTCACCAGTAATCTGTTGCGTCAGACTGCTTTAGATTCCATTCAAGGTCGAGCGCCTTTCCAGGTATTCGGACCAGTGTCGTCAATTCCAGAACTTGAAGCGTTAGCACTTACATGGAGTTTCTTTGAAACAAGTATTCATAGTAAAAGCTACAGTCACATCATTCGTAATGTCTACGGAGTACCAAAAGATGAATTCAACAAGATTCACGATACACTTGAAATTATTAATATGGCAGCTAGTGTTGGTCGCTACTATGAGGATCTTCATATTCTCAACAGTCGTAAAGAATTGGGAGAAGACATTGACCTCCATGTTCACAAGCGAGCCATATGGATGGCACTCCACGCAAGTTATGCACTTGAGGCTCTACGGTTCATGGTTTCATTTGCCACTTCATTGGCCATGGTAGAGAACAAGATTTATATTGGTAATGGAAATATCATCAGTTTGATCTTGCAAGACGAACTATTACATACTGAATGGACTGCTTGGTTAATTAATCAAGTTACAAAAGATGATCCAGATTTTATTTCAATTGAAACAGAATGTGCCGAAGAAGTTTACTCACTATACATGGATGTGATCCGTGAAGAAAAAGAATGGGCAGACTATTTGTTTAAGAAAGGTCCGGTAATTGGCCTTAATGCTGCAATCTTAAAAGACTTCGTCGATCATACTGCATTTATTCGTCTAAAGGATATTGGCATTAAGTATGCTGAAGAACATCCAAGATCAAGTCCTATTCCTTGGTTTAACAAACATGTTAATATCAACAAGAAACAAACTGCATTACAAGAAAATGAATCAACTAACTATGTCATTGGTGTCATGAGTGATGCAGTTAGCTACGACGAATTACCGGATCTATAAATTATGGCATACAGCGACAAAGTGGTTGACCACTACGAAAACCCCCGCAATGTCGGCTCGTTTGACAAAGGCGACGAGGACGTGGGCACCGGCATGGTCGGCGCACCGGCTTGTGGCGACGTAATGAAACTGCAAATCAAAGTAAACAATGAAACAGGTATTATTGAAGATGCGAGATTTAAAACGTATGGCTGCGGGTCGGCGATTGCAAGCAGTTCTCTTGTTACAGAATGGGTCAAAGGTAAAACACTTGACCAAGCAGGAAGCATTAAGAATAGTGAGATTGCAACAGAACTCGCCCTCCCTCCGGTTAAAATACATTGTAGCATATTGGCCGAGGATGCCATTAAAGCCGCTGTAGAAGACTACAGAAAAAAACATAATATAATTTGAAAGGAAAAGAAGAATGAAAGTTGTTGTATGGAGTAAGTATCACTGCCCTTATTGTGATCAAGCCAAAGCATTGTTAGGCCAACGTGATATTAAATTTGAAGAACGAAAAATCGGTGATGGCTATACTCGAGAAGAATTATTAGAAGCAATCCCCACTGCCCGAACTGTACCGCAGATTATAATTGACGATGTAGTAATTGGTGGGTTTAATGAATTGCGGGCGCACCTAAATGGATAATAAAGATACCATTTTAACTTCAGATGAAGATAATACCATTACAATCAACATCGACGATGTGTTAGGTGACACATATTTGGATACAAGTAATATGTCAGCATATCAGTACACATTTAGTAATACTCCGTTAACTGGAAACATAACTATTGGTGCTGCCGGAGCCTCAGGATCATTTTATACATCTACAGGTCTTAACGGATCTAGTTGGCTAAACGCCAATTCTAATTTAACTGGTACAGGACTGCACGTTACCTCAGATGCAGAGATTGACGGTGACTTAAAAGTTAAAGGTGTTAGCATCCTTGATACTTTACAAAAGATTGAAAGTCGATTGGCCATCTTAAGACCCAACCCTGAAAAACTAGAGCACTTCGCAGCTCTTAAAAAAGCCTATGAGCACTATAAAACGCTTGAGGCATTGTGCGAAATACCTAAAGAAGAAGATAAGGAATAAAATGTTAATCAATAAAGGATTCTCCTCAGGAGATGTAGTAAGTATCAAGTTAATCAACGGTGATGAGATTATTGCCAGATTTGAAAAAGAAGACACCGAAACTATCACTATTAATCGGCCGCTGGCCTTAACTATGAATGGACAGGGCCTGGGAATGATC